TATGAAGCCTAAGCAGATCATACCAACTAATGGTAATCCAGCTGGTGCTGTTTTCCAGATGCCACCTGAAGCTATATCAACTGGTACTGTACCTTTGCTTGAACACTTACAAATGATTAAGGAACAAGCTACAGGTATGTCTAAAGCTGCACAAGGTTTAAATGATACTTTATATGTATCAGGAAACTCTGAGCAAAAGATATCAGCTGTTCAAACCGCATCTCAAAAACGTATACAGCATATTGCTAGAAGGTTTGCAGAGACAGGATTTAAAAGATTAATATCTGGTTTGTATGATACTATAAAGACTTCTATGAAAGGTGAAGTTAAATTTAATTTCGCAGGTATATTTTCTACTGTTAATATGGATATGTTACCAGAGTCTATGGATGTAGAAATACTACTAGACATTGGTGAGAATTCTAACAGTACTAAGATTGCAAAGCTTTCTAAGATTGGTGGAGAGATATTACCAGGTTTAAATCAACAAGGCGCTGGATCTGTAATTAAACCTTCAGCTCCCGCAGTGTTAGCTACTAAGCTAATAGAAGCTATGGATATAGACAGTAATGATTTCCTTGAAGATTATACTCAACCTGAATTTCAACAGCAGGCAGCTCAAGCATTGCAGCAGCAATCTGAAGGAGCTCAAGCTGATGTAGAGAATACTAAACGTTTAGCTATAGCAAATACCGCTTTAGCGGAGGCAAACGTAAACTATACTAACGCTCAGGCAAAGAATACAGTCGATGATAACTCTAAGCAATTAGCAGTAGCAATCGATAGACATTTCCAAGAGTGGGCAGATCTTACTATTAAAGCAACTAAGGAAGGCGCAACATTGCCGCCTCACCCAGAATATAGTGAGATCTTAATGATGTCACGAAATCTGCTACAACCTAATAACGAAGGAGAAAATCAATAATGGCACACGTAGTAATAAGTTCTTACGGAATGGGAGCAGCACAAGCTGGCCCCGCTGTAACAACAACAAACGCTAATAAAAATGTAATGTTTGTAAATGAAACTGATTCAACAATAACTTTAGATCTTCACGTAGGTGGTGCACATCACTCACCAGGTCTAACACATAAAATACCAGCTGGAGCATATCTTAACTATTTACATACCGGTGCACACGGCGCATGTACAATGGTTGATGTTAAAACAGCACACGGTACTTCTGCTCAAGCAGATGAGCGTGTTTATATGTATCATAAAGTTTAACTAATGGATAAATATAAAAAGACAGCTGAGACGAGGCTGGGCAATACAAAATCCTATGGTAATCATAAAATACATCCAGAAGAATTAGCGCGAATAGCCCACGTAAAAGGGCATTTCGCTGCTAAAGAAAGAGATGAATTTTTTGATGAAGTATATGGTGAAGTCTTAGTTGACTTCTTTTTAGAGTGGCTTAAGACGGAGCCACATGAAACAAAATCTCGAGAGTTTCTCTACTCCTCTTCAATGGCACTTGGTAGTGTTAAGGAACGAATGATAAGCTTTGAGATGTATGGGAAAAATATCCCACACCTTATGGAGGACACAACAGATGAGAGAGATTAATTACACAGATCTTACAAAGAATATAAAAGAAATGATAAACACACTTGAGTATGATTCTTCGAGAAGCGCGGGTAAAACCAAACTTAACTCAGATAAGCTTATAGATTTATATAGTCTACAAGAACGATACTCAAAGATGAAACATTCACCAGCTACTTCCCCTGATAAGGAGATAGCAAATGGTTGAAACTAATGCCGAAGCAACTATAGATTCTACCTTAACTGATGATACTATAGCCGAGGTTAATACTGATTTAGCAGCTGATAATTTGCTGGCTGATATTGTACGTAATTCTGAATTCGTAGAATCTCTACCCAATGAGCAAGTTCCAGAGTTAGATCCGGAAGAATCAGACGACCAAGACCCAATACAGTCTGATGAAGCCGATAGCGAAGATGTCGAAGGAGTTCAAGAAGAAGCTAATAATGAAGAAGATGAAGATGCCGCGGAAGCCGCTACCGATATATCTGAATCATTTGCTGCTGAAGACTTAGACTTAGAAGCTAAAGTCATTGTCAAAATTGATGGCGAAGACTCTGAAGTTTCTTTCGGTGACCTTATAAAAGGTTACTCTACTGAACAACATCTTTCTAAAAAGGGTCGTGAACTCGGTGACGCAAGAAAACAGATGGACGTAGACTACGATACTAAAGTAAAAGAGCTTGGCAATATGTCAAAAGCTTCTGCTGCGGTTTTGTATTCTAATGAACAGCAATTGTCAAAAGAGTATCATGAGATTGAAACGCAAATAGAACAAGCGCGTAAAGACGGTGATACTTACGAAGTAAACGAACTTAAAGATAAACGTGAACAAGCTCAAAAAAGCTATTGGCAATCTCGTAATCAACGAGAGTCATTAGTAAAGCAAGTTACACAACAAGAACAAGAAGCGCAACAGAAAGATTGGCAAGCCCAGCTCGCTAATTTTAATGAGAGAATTCCTGAACTTATACCTGACTTCAATGATAAGACAGCCACAAGCATACGAGAGTTTGCTATAGCTGAAGGTATACCTGCAGAAGTCCTCGATTCAATTGCCGATCCTGTAATTGTAAAGTTTGTCGATGATTACCGTAGACTTAAACAAGGCGTGACAAAAGGCGCTGTTAAAAGAAAATCTGCTCCAACTAAAAAGATTCCTGTACGCAAAGCTAAAAGTATAACTAAGCGTAAACAAGATGCTAATGAAGCTCAAAGACAAAAAGTCTTGAGTGGACAAGGATCTGACGACGATCAACAGGGATTTTTAAGAGGTCTTGCCGAACGCTCATTGAATCTTTAATACCCTAGGAGGTATCTATAATGACTACTACAGTAGGCGGACGTATTACAGGCGGACCACAAGGTCCAGCACGTGGTGCTTCTACAAACGCTTCTCAAAGAGAAGACCTCGCTAACTTTATCACTATGATTACACGGGACGAAACACCGTTCATGTCATCTATTGGTAAAACAAAAGCAACAGCTATTTATCACGAATGGCAAACAGACACACTAGCAGCCCCTGGCTCTTCACGAATTGCTGAAGGTCAAGACTGGTTAGCCCCTGGATCTGGTGCACAAAACCCGGCAACAGGCGCAACGTTCGATCCAATTGGACCGTTCCGTACACGTTTAGGTAACTACACACAGATCAATGGTAAAACTATTGCTGTGTCTGGAACTCGACGTGCAGTTGACCAAGCTGGTGTCGCAGACGAATACGCATATCAACTTAAGAAACGTGGTACAGAATTACGTCGTGATGTTGAGCATGATATGATCCACTCATTTAACTCATCAGCAGCTGTTGGTATTCAACCAAACACAGCTCGATCAGCAGGTGGATATCAATCATTCATTAATGCCGCAGCAACAACTGTATATGCTACATCTCAATGGGGTGTACCAGCAGCAGTAAGCAGTGGTGTAGGAACAATACGATCAACACTTGGTACTACTGCACAACCTACAAGAGGTGCTTTAGCATTAACTGACGTTGATACGGTTATGCAAAGAATCTACGAAGCAGGTGGTAAAGCCACTAAGATTATGCTTTCTCCAAAACTTCGAAGAGACTTCTCTGATCTAATGGTTAGTGATACTGGTGTTGTACGAAACATTGACGAAAGCGGAAAACTCCGTCAGTCAGTAGACGTATACATGTCAGACTTTGGCGATCTAATGGTAGTTCCAAACTACATTATGGGTCTAGCTAATAACGTCCAATTCGTAAATGGAGCAGGTAATAACGTAGTAGCTGTAACTAACGTTGCGGATTTCTCTGCGTTGATATATGATCCAATGTGGTTTAACATTGCTACACTACGACCTATGCAGGAAGTAGACGTAGGACAAAGAGGCGACTCAACTGTTGGAATGATGGTTGAAGAATGTACTTTAGAAGTACGTAACCCTGACGGTTGCGGCGCTATCTACGGTCTTTCATAAGATTTTTGGAGAGCTTGTTAATTCAGGCTCTCCATATTTTTTCAATAGAATCGAGAGGTTATTTAATGAAACAGTATTTAACAACTAAGAATATAATAATTGCCGTAGCAGCCTGTATTATAATATGGTCTGTAGCAAAAGCAATGATGCCAGCTGCAGGAGTAGTATAAGATGCCGAGCAGTACTAAAGAAAACCCAGGTAGTCTACGTAAACAAAAAAAAGAAATAAGAGCTATCATAAATAATAGTCCACATATAAACAAA